CAACGACGCCGCGAGGCATCTCGTCCCGATTCCAGTCCGCCGTAATGGTCGCGTGACCGTTTTTTATGAGCGGAACCCACACGCGCTCCAATGCCGCCATGTCCAGCCGGCCAGGATACTTCACATCATCGAAGTATCGCTGGAACAGCGGGCGCAGCAAGGGAACCCCGTGCGGAACCACCCGGACCAAACTTAATTCTTGGTTAAGTGCCACAAAAACACAGTCGGCTGAATCGTGTTGTGCCCGGTCGCCGAGCCGGTGTAGCTGGGGGCATCTTCCATCGTGAACTGGCGACTCGTCACCAGTTGCGTGCCCGTCGAACCCAGCGAGGTGCCGCCCTGGCTACCGTTCGGGTTCGAGTGCGTCGTGCGACCCGTCTGCTGGTTAGGCGGCGTCGGAAGCGGGATACCCGCGTCCTGGATTTCCGTATCCGCGTCTTCCACGCGGAAGAAAACCAAATTCGCGTTTACGCTGCTGAGAAGAGTCGCGTGTCCGATTAAGTGCGTATGCTGCTCAACCTCCAAGGAGGTCAACACATGGGTTTCCTCGCCCGCGGTTTCTCCGGTCGCGCGCTGGGTGATGCCGCTAGGAACGGACGCCGCGTCTGCCGGAGACGCACCAAAATCCTTGGCCGCTTGACCAATCACTCGGCCCCGCTTGGATTCATCGTTCGCGTAAAGCAGCGACCATCCCGGGTTCGTTGCCAGCGCCACCGAGAGCGTGGGCGCCGTCACGGCTTTCACATCCCCGGGGGAGCCAGACACCGTGCGCCACGCGCTACGTTCCCAATGAATCAGAACGTTGATGTCCGTGTCAAAATACGTCTCGAGGTCCACCGGGTTGCTCGGCCGGTTCACCGTGTTGCCGCTGTTCGGAACGCCGGGCGCCGCCTCCCATGAATTGCCGTCCCAGCCATACCAGCCCAAGGGCCGGGTGCCTACCGTGCGAAACCAGATGAGCGGGTCGTTGTTGCCGGGCTGTCCGGGGTCGTTCGGACCGATGAACGCGAATGCGCTCAACGAATCCGAGATGTCCAGCGGGATATAGTGCCCGGTATTGATATCGAACACGTAGAGCTTGGTCCCATTTTTGAACCACGGGCCAGAGTTGCTGGCCGGCTCCACATCGCCGATGACAAAAAAGTTGGTGCCGACGGGGGACTGGATGTCCATCCGCTCGAGCATGGCCGCGAAAAATTCCTGGGGCGTGCCTTCGAAGTCGGGCGGAATCTGCGACGCGACGATTACTAGATTGGTCTTTTGAAGTGGCATACGTTATGGGCGGCGCTCCAGCACCTCAACTCGGGTTTCCAGCGCCTTGAGGCGCTCACTCAGCGAAAACGTAAGTGCGAGCAAGAGCTGCACCGGATTTTCAAGATACAGGGCCAGGGCATCGCCGTCCCCAGAGTCCACCAGCGCGGTGAATGTTTTTACGGCGTCCTCGGTCACGATTACGAACGTGGACCCATCGCGCTTTCGGAAGTCGCGCGCGAATGCGTCCACCACCTTCGCCATGTTCTGATGAGCATCGCCGGGCGTCGGGCGTTTTGGGGGGTTCGCAGGACCGCCCGCGCCGCCTTGCCCGCCGCCAGGATTATTAGGATTCGCCATAAACTTTATTCGCAGAGCGGCACCACGACCGCCAAAGGTTCTGACGGATTCGACAAACCAAACTCGCCGAACGCCGACACTTGATAGTAATAGGAGGCACCCGCCACCACATCTTCCGCAAACGCGGGATTCTCTACCGACTGCACATACAAAAATGGTCCGGCCGGATTGTCGGCCACAAGCACGTTATACCCCAGCGCGCCAGGAACCGGATTCCAGGTCAACGTCACCGTTCGCGGGCATTCACTCACTACAGCTTGCAAATTCGTCGGTCCATCCGGCGCGATAATCGGCAGGAACGCCGACACGGACGTTCCGGTCCCGCTCCCGCTCTCTGACGGCCCCAGTTGGCAAATCAACGGCGACCGGTAGTTGATTCGCAGTTCCCGGCGGGTAATTCCCCGCAGTGCATCGAACTGAATCACAGTCCGGTCCCGGTCGAAGCGATGAGAGGCAAGGCCAGCTCAAGCTGGCGTGCCGCTTTTCGCCGCGCAGTCGTTCGCGCGATTTTATCCGCATCGTCTTGGCTGATGACAGACTCGCCATATCCGGTGCCGACTTCAGTCAAACCCTGCTCAGTCAACGTCACCGTCTGGTTGCTCGTGAATAGCGGGATGTTTTCATTTAATTCTTCGATTGAATCGGACGCCGCGCCGTCGAACCGAACAAAATTCTGCGCCGGTCCTTCGTCTTCTTCACACCGTCCCGACAACTCTTTATTCGGGCCGACTGCACCCGGGGTTCCAGGAGCCGGCTCCACGTATAAACGAATTCCACGAACAGCACCAGGACCAGAGCCAACAATGAGCAGTTGAAAAGATTCATCCAAAAAATCCAGATTAAAGGATTCCACCTCACACGCGGACAAGTCCTCTTCTGAGGCCAGCTTCCAGGCATCCTGCGTTCGCAGTGGCCGCGTCTGTTTCTTGAACGCGAACATTTTTTGGTCACTGGTAATCGGGTGACCAACTCGAATCGAGCCCCTCGGGGACTCAATTCGCTTCGTCATGATTCGTTTGTATCGTCCACGATAAGGACCCGCCCAGAATACCGCAAAATCATCCAGCCCCGCAAGCTCCGACAGATAAATGTCCGCATACCGCATGGTTTTGTCTTCCAGCGGAACGTTGAATGAGTAGGCCCGCGTCTCGACATACCACGTAATCGGGCATCCGTCGTCCAGGCGGTCCGGCGAAAAGGCTTCCCACAGCCGGTTCTGTCCGTCGAAGTCCACGCTCGCAAAAAAGATTCGGTTCGTCCCGGCGAAAAGGCCCTCGAACCACTCAACCGGGCGCGTTCCCGTCCACACGGAGTTCCACGCGAAAGGCGCCTGCTGATTTTTCTTCTGCCACGTCGCGCCGTCCAACACCCAGGTGTGGACGTTGTATCGGTCACAGTAAGGGACCGACACCAGCAAATAATTCTCGAAGGACCCGCACGCAACCCCGTGCAGGTCTTCTCCCAGGCGGGACTTGCTGTCCGTCATTTCGTTGTCCTCATACGGCGTCGCCGAAGACTGCCGAGTGAGCATGGCCGAATTGACATTCGTGAGGCCGCTAGACGAATACCACCACAGCAGCCCGTGCATAAGAATAACGGAACGCTGGGACACGCATCCCACTTCAGGGAACTGAACAAACTGAAAGTTCGGGACGTTATACCACGTCGCGCGGTCACGAATTCCAGACTGGATTAGAGTCGTGGTATCCTGGGTGAAAACAAAGAGCTGAGCCAGTTCCGCGTTTGCCGTCGGCTCCGCCAGCGCCGTAATCTCTCCCGGAAGGGTAAACGACTCGAAGGTGGCGAAGTATTGGGGTTCGAGGAAGTGCCGGGGGTCATAAATGTCCGATGCGAAAAGCTTAGCGCCCTGAGCAACCCACAGCCGGTCACCAGACCATGCCATCGGGCCACCGAGCTTGATATTTTCGTCATGAACCGCGTTAAAGCCGTCGAACACCGCCGGCGCGGTCAACCCGCCATCCTGGATGATTACCAGATTGATTGGCGGAACCAGACGGAGGCTGCCGTCGTCGTTGCGCGTCACGGCCTGTTCTGCCTGGACGAAGAAAAGTTGCCGAGCGGTCGGGGAAAATTGAACCGCGAGCTGCCGAAAATCTCGGAACGGGAATTCCGACAGATACACGTTCCCGTCAACCGCAAAGACGATTGATTCCAGTCCGACTTTCGGACGGAACACAATCCCACCTTGCAGGTTTCCGAGCGGCATCACAAATTTGCAGCGGTATCCGGGCCGGCACTGGACCACCCCGCCGCGGTTCACCGTGTTCATGCTGCGCGCATAAAAGCCGGGGACCAACTGCGAGGGGTCGGTCATGGAATCCATGCCCCCTAGAAAGGTCAGCTCCCCGTCCTCTGCGCGCGGCGTCACTTATTTGATTATCCCAGTGGACCGTTCGCGGGCCAGCTCCACGGACAGATGTGTTTGTCGTGGTATCTGGCGCGCTCGGCAAGGTCTTTTTCCTCCAACTTCGGGTCAGAGTAGTCGAAGATATCCTGCGGCGCGGGCACCTGGGCGTTCGTCTTCGCGTTCTCAGTCGAGCCGCTGGACGGACCCATGCCCTTGTCTTGTTTCACGTTCTTCATATCAGTTAACATCCCAGTCATCTTTTTGCACGATGCTATTGCGGTCTTCCACCTGCATCGGCAGCGCATTCGGACTGGTCAACGCGCCTTCCTGTTCCGTCAAAATTCGCGAGGCGTGCGCCTCGAACTGCATCCCGTTTGCCACATCGGAGTCCAGATAAAACTTCACTGCCTTCATGGCCATCACGAGAGCGAACCGACTGTGCAGCAAAATCCGCGTGTTCAGGCTCGTAATCTCGAAAGACTTCTTCCGATAAACAATTCGGACCCACGGGCAGCCGCGAGAAATTTTGATGCGACGATACCGCGGATGAGTTTCATCCGGGTCGTAAATCCCGATTAGCGTTCCCGAGCTGGACGAACTATCAAAAGTCGAAAGTCTGATAATTCCGTCCGACGGCTCTTTGACGATGTCGGTGATGCGCCCAACGGTCGGGTCCGACGCCGCCGGCACCGCGTATCCATAAATCGTCGGGACGAGCAAACCCTCTTCCCACACGCCGTCAACGAGCGTCTGAAGCGGTTTGTTCTGCTTGTCGAATCCAAACACACGGAGTTTCTTCCCGCTGTCCGAGGGCTTGTCCACAAACGCAATCAACTTGCCCGGACAAATGATGTCCTTGTAGGTCACCGCGGGCAGCTCGTCGAACCAGGAATAATCACATCGACCTTTGCAGTCCCCCGGCCCATTCAGGTGCCAGGAGAAAAGTTCGTTGTGCCCCAGCGCCGGGCGACCGGCAAGATTCACGCCGAAGACCGTTTCAACTTCGCGCGGGAGCGTGACGCACTTATTTTGAACGCAGATATCGAGCGCGCCAACCAGAGGGTCAATGTCACCCTTGTTGGCGAGCATCCGAATCGCGTCGGTCATGTATCGGAACAGCTTTTCCTCGCGGCAAATTCCGAAGATGTCCTTGGCGTCATCAAAAATGTCTTTGGCCTGAAACATCAATACCCCTCATCGGACTCCGACATCTTGTCCTTCATGTGGCGGTCCAAGGCGTCAGAGCCAGATTCCTCTTTTTCGTCTTCCTCGACTTCGCTCTCTTCGACCGCCGTAATGGCCTTGATTTCCAGGTCCACCGTATACCGAGTCTTGCCGCCGGGCTGTTTGGACTTGTTCTCACCCGTCTTGCGGAAGGTAACGGTCAGCTCCCCAGACTCCGGCAAATTGTAATCCGTTGGCCACTCCAGGTGCAGGTTCGGATACATCTTTTTGTCCATTGACGCGGAGCTTGGCCCCATGTCCATTTTGTAACCCAAATCCATCGGCATTTTCATCGTGTAAGAAGTGTTGATTTACAGCCGTTTGTCAATACATTTTGAACACCGCCAGCCCGGCTATCTCAATGGCCGTTGATGCGTGACTCCACCAAACGTTGACACTGTCCAGGACACCGGCGGATTCGTCAAAGGTCGCGGACTGAGTCGAAGCCGCACCGTCCCACCACCAGTTCAAATTGTAGGTCGCGGTATCCGGGTCAGAAACGATTTTCAACAGACCGCCCCAATCCAAAAACTGTTCCGCGCTGCCCGCGCCCGTGCCTGCCCCGGTCGGCCCCTGGACGAACATTCCGTAGGTCGCGCTGGCGGACAACCGCCCGCGCTTGATGTCAAAAACATTCACGCACAACGCCGTGGACCCCGCCGCCGGATAGCCCTTCATCGAGGATGAGCCTCCGTAGTCCGTAAACGTATTGACCCGCTTGGACGACGCGCCAGCAAAAGTCGCGGTGTAAACTCCAACATCGCTGCCGGCGGCGAACGTGTATTGGTTCGTGTTGCCGGGACGAGTTGTGGCCCCGATGAAATTTGCGCACGTCGTGGAACCCACGCCCTCCGCAATGCCCGAACACACCCCAAAAGCGAAGTCACCCGTAATGGTAGCCCCCGCGTTGATTCGCAGAAGCAAACCAATGCGCAAGCGTTTCCACTTTTCTCCCCAAATCATTTTCCGCTTGAATTCACCCGGACCGGCGAGCGACAGCCTACGGTCCGTTCGTCCGTCCGGCATCGCGACTTCCACAATCGACGCCCCGGAAGCGGCGCCCGTCCCGCTCCACCCCGAGCCACTCGAAAAGGAAGAAATCGCGCCCGTCGCGTAGCCATCAAAATCTTCGAGAGCGAACGAGTCGCTAGTCTCGGCCGCGCCGTTCGAACCGGCCGCACCGGTTGGTCCAGTTGGTCCCGTCGCCCCTGTCGCCCCGGTAGCTCCGGTCGCTCCTGTGGCTCCTGTGGCTCCCGTAGGACCGGTTGGTCCAGTCGGCCCCGTCGGGCCGTTTGCGCCGGTCGGACCAACAGGACCCGTTGGTCCGGTCGGACCGGTAGGGCCAGTCACTCCCGCCACGCCCGCAGCTCCAGTCGGCCCTGTCGGACCCGTTGGCCCCGTCATCGCGCTCAAATCAGAAACATGCAGCCGACGAATTTGAATCACGCCGCCCGCGTTCAATTTTCCAATCAACAAATGCCCATTTTCGTCCGTGGTGACCGGGGACTGCTCAAAAATTTCCTCGAGAGATAGGCTCATATATCAGTAAACTTTGTGAACCGCCATGCCGCAGATTTCCAGCGGATGAGCGCCATCCCAGCGGACGTTCAGAGTGTCAAAAGCTCCCGTAGACTCATCAAAGCTAATGGTGTTCGTAACCGCCCCCGACCCCGAGCCGGCCACCGTCACAATCGTGTCGTCCGAGGCCACCGCAGAGGTGTTCGCGCTATCCATAATCGTATGCAGCAACGCACGCTTGCTCAGCGAAAACTCCGCGTTGGTTACGTTCGTCGAACGCATACCCCACTCATAATTCACGGCCGTGCCTGCCGTCGCGAAGACTGGACGCCGAACCTCCAGGAACATAATCGTGCGCAGAGCTTCCGTGGACCCAAATCTCCGACCATCCGACCCAGCTCCACCGCCCTGGTCAGTCGGGGCTCCAGCACCTCGTTTGGTAACGAATCGTGTGCTGACGCTCTGCGCAAAAAAGTCTGTGGTCGTGCCGTTCACGAACGCCCACGAGTTCACGTTCACCGGGTCAAAATAAATCCCGATGGCGTTGTCCGTGGTCCCGCCGAACGGATTGGTCGTGCCGCTGCACAGACCGATGAATCCGTTTCCGGTAAAAGTCGTGGCACCGTTGACGCGAAGAAGGAGAGCGATGCGCAGCCGGTGCCAGTCGCCGCCGACGTAAAGCTTCCGGGCGAATTCGCCGGCAGACAAACTAAGACGCCGCTCAGTGCGACTGTTGGCGATGTTCCGTTGCACAATCGTTCCACCGGACACAACGCCTGCGGCGTCCCAACCAAACCCGCCCGACGGCGCGACAATCGCGCCCGCGTCATATTCCTCAAACAAATCCACAGACAGCCCGTCGGGATGAACCCACTCATCCGAGCTGTTTGCGCCCGCGGGACCGGTAGGACCCGTTGCGCCCGTCGCGCCGGCCGAGCCAGCCGAACCAGTCGGACCGGTAGGACCCGTCGCGCCATCCACACCGTTCAATCCCGGCAGTCCTTGCGGACCCGCGGGACCAGTCGCGCCAAGCTTGTCGGGCGCAATTTTCTTCGTGATGTAGGGCTTCTCAGACCCCGGCGGCTGCTGCTCAGCAATGAACAGCCACCCCTCTGGGTTGGCCTCGGCCCCATTTACGTAATCAGAAACTTTCATTCTCGCAAATCATCGATAATGGTTGAGCCGGTGGCTTCGTCCAAAATCGGGAAGCCATCCTCATCCTGTAGCACGTCAATCGTCTCATTCACGATGATGCGCGGCGGAAGCGTCCGCCCAGGTAAAATTTTCGTCGCGCCGCGCGGAAAACATGGACGAGACAAATCACCTTCGTCATCACGATGAAGAGGGAACGTGCAATCTTTCATGCCAGTTGGATAAACATGATGCTCGAGCCATCCTGAAAAATGGTTTGCGGGGCCACCGCGCTATCCGAGGTCACATGAACATCGATAATCTCGTTCGGGCTGGACGTTGTGACAATCGCCCAGATATGGACGTAGTTACAATGGTCTGACCCTCCGGTATTCCACATGATAACCTCAGGGTGCTCCCCGCCGGGAACGGGGGTCGCCGTCGTCTGGTTATTCAAATAGAAATCCCAGCTCAGGTTATTGCCGCTCCCCACATCGTTAAAACAGCGGAACCGCGCCAAAA